CAAATACAACAAGGTTAAATGTTTCATCATCAAATGGCATATCTCGAAAATCTGCAACAATGTCTGGCTTGACATTGATTTTCTTTTTGTGAATTTCAAATTCTTCTTCACGTCTGTCCATGTATGTCGTATGTGGCTCTTGTTTATCAAACCAGAACATCCTAGACCCACAGCACGCATCTAGTATTCGTATGTCTTTCATCCCTCACCTTTCTAAAAGTAATCTTTCCTTTTGTTTTTCAAGTCATTAAAAACCATCAAATGACTATTGTCTACGCCCTTCATTAATCGACTCATGAACGGCCGACCGTAGCGTTTCTGAATTTCTAGTGCAGTCAGATTAGTCGTGATAACCGTATTGCCCCTTTTGTTGAGAATGTTGTAAAGAATACTGAAGGACCACTCACTGTCCTTCTCCATACCCAAATCATCCAAAACCAAAAACTTAGCACTAGCAATTTTGTTGACCAGGAACTCTTCCTGACTAAAATCCGCTTTAATCTTCATCAGCAAGTCCGTGACATTGATAAAGATGGCAATTTCCTTTGTTTCATCGGATAACTTTTTCATCATCGCAAAGGCAAGATGGCTTTTACCCGTTCCAGCTTCTCCTTGAAAAACAATATTGTTCCTAGCGCCCTCGGACCACTCCTGACAAATCCTCTTTGCAAAAGCTAGCTTTTGCGCTTCTTTTTCAGTCGGTGTGTCGAAATTATCAAGAGTAGCATTTTTCAGCGCATCATCATAGAGAGAGAATTTCTCAAGATAAAACCTCCGCTCTCGCTCATGCTCTGCATCAGCCAGCTCATTGACCTTTATTTGATTCTCCGCATGTATCCGTTCTGATTCACATAAGCGACAGAGGATATCATTTGTCCGGAGAATTTTAATCAAAGGAATCCCATGCTTTTCGCAAATTTCAACCTGCTGTTCAGTATTCCTGAGGTAAGATAAAGCCGTTTCTTCTAGTGCATTGGTTACCATGATACCTTACCTCCGCAAGACTGCCAGTTTGCCATATCAGATAAGCAAGCGATGACAGTAGAGAGAGGTTGTTTTGCAAGCAGTGACTTCTTTCCCTCGCTGATTGGATAAAATTCGTCTTCAAATTGCTTGATAAGTTCTAAAATCCCCATTCATCTGTCACCTCCTTACCTGATTTTTTCTCCTTGTGTTGCTTTTCTGATTGTCGAACTTGTTCAACTGTTGTCACTTGGTTCAGTTGCCAATTTCTTAAAATTCCACCAATATATTTGATGTTAGGCTTACCTAAATTGATAGCTGTTTTCAATGCTTCCTTTACCAGCTCAGCATCGTTTTCATTTAGCAGATGATTGATTTCCTCAATCTCAAAACCTGATAGTAATCTACGAAACTCAGATTGGAATAATTCAAGGATATTTTCTCTACTACTAGTAGTAGTATTCTTATCTTTATCTTTTCTTATCTTATTCTTATCTTCTTCTGTTGCGTTACCTCTCGTTACTGTAACGTTACATGTAACGTTACTACCCGAAGCAAGGCTTTTTTGTTTTTTTCGGTACTTAGCGACTCTGTTTCTAGTTTGTTTCTTGATTTTTTCCATACCATCAATGTTTTGATGTTTTTCCCAATTTGGAAGTGCGATAATCCCGTCTATAATTTCTATCATGCCAAACTGCTCAAATACCCCAAGAGCCATTCTGACTGTGTTTAATGGTCTTCTGAAGATAGTAGCAAGCATTTCGTCAGTATAATGAACCTTGTCCGACATCATCAAAAGGCCATTTCGATTGTGTTTTCCTGCTAAAGCTAGGATTTTAAACCAAATAACTAAAATAGCATCATGATCTGGCAAGGCATCAATCAAGCAGATTTTTTCATCATCAAAAATATCCGTTGTAATCTTAATCCATTTGATTTCACTCATGCGCTATTCCCCCAATATTTTTCTAAATCCACATTCATCACTGCAGCAAGGTTCTTTTGCTCGGTCAAGATTTGTCTGCGATAAGGAGCAAGACCAGCTTGTCGCTCCTCTTCACTTCGTGGCAAGTAGTATCCGTTTGGCTTCATCTTCTTAGCTACGATAGGATGCCTAAAATTCACACGCAAGCTTTCGATAATCTCTTCCAGCTTACGCTTCGAGAGTCCAGTCTCTAAGCGGATTTCACTCGCTTGAATGGGTAAATCGAAAGTAGCACAATTCATGATCGTGTTTAACACACGTATTTCTATCTCGCTCATATCACGACTAACAGTCATGTCTTTGCCCTCCATTTTCTTGGATTCTTCCGAAAATCCATAGTCATTTCCTGATAAAGCAAACGCCCATTTTCTTCCAAAAGATTCGCATTTTGACTTCTTAGAAAATCATTGTTACTTGCTTCTTCCTGGTAGTCGTTAGCCAGTCTGTCATAATCTTCGATGCATGCTCTAAAAACTTGTGGTACGTCCTCAATCGATGAAGCGAGTCCTACAGGCGGCTGAGTGTCATAGGTGAATCTCCTGTCGCTATTTTTCAAGTTTCTTCGGGCAACTTCTCCGAAATCTTCTGTTTTTTCAATGATGACTACTACATTTTGTTCATCCGATTTTTCATTTTTAGCAGTCAGTAGCATCAGGATAAAGATCCCGATAAAGATAGCCGCCAAGCCAAGCAATTGACTTGATAAAGTTGGTTCTGTCATTTTGTTCTCCTTACGCTCTTAATTTTCGTACTTGTTTTTCTAATTCCAAAATTTCATAAACATCATTGACATCATACATAATATCTTTCCCCTGCTTACGAAATCTTAATCCTTTACGTTCTAACTTCTTAATATAGCCATGAGTAAAGCCGAACTTCTTCATCAAAGCCTGTTGATTGATTGGCATACGATCATTCTCTAACTGCTCCTTGACCTGCTTTTCAGCAAAAGCCAATAATTGATTCGTGAACAATTCAGCACTTTCGCCGTCCAATCGTAATTGTAACGTTATACCTTCCATTTTTTCATCCTCTCAACTATGCGGGCAAGCATTTTTGTGATATAATGGTTTAATTTGTTTAAGTAAGTACCTGATTTCTGTCAGGTGCTTTTTTGTTATTTTCCTATCTGTTATAATAAAGCCAGAAAGGAGGTGAGAATATGAAACAATTCATCAAAGATTGTTTTGATGAAAGTGATGAGAATGATTCAATCACAATCACTTTCTCAAATGGTGATAAAATTGACTTTTTCCAAGTATATGATGATTGCTCTGACACTGCGAATCATATAGTTCTTGTCGAAGTTGAAACGGATTTTCGACATCTAGTCAATCTTGATTATGTAGTACACATTCGTTCAAATGCGTAATCTTTCAGCACCTAATTTTTATGATTAGGTGTTTTTTGTTGCATAGCACGTTTTCTGATATCTTTCCTCAAACAATCAGCTAAGTGAAGCATATTCGGGATCTTGCTTCCTTTGATGCTACTAATAGCTCCTAAAGCTTCATAGTAGGTCTCTGTGTGATCCAAAATATCATCAACCATATTTTCAAAATGTTTCTCAATAATTTCTTTGATGAGATCATTATTTTGTTTCTTTTCGTTCATATCCTACTCTCCTTTGTTTAATTTGTTAAACATTTGTTTTAAAAAAAATCTTTTACTTGCTTATTAAAAACTACTGCTAATTTTTGAAGTGTTCTAATTTTTACTGTTGACGACTGACCTGATTCAATCAGATGTATTGTTGTTCGAGAAACATTTGACTTCTCTGCGAGTTCCTCTTGAGACATTTTCTCTGTCTCACGCCATTTTTTTAAACGTTCTCCTTGCACGTTCCTACCTCCTTATTTTTCTATTTGTTCCTCGCAATTCTGCTATAATAAATCTAGATTTGTCTTCCCACTATACAGATATTTTCTTGGTCTCATTTCCTCACCACCTTTCAAATATGATATAATCAAAATAAAACGATTGGAGAGATCTTATGGATTCTAATACACTATTCTGCTTATTTTGCGGTTATTCGGTCCCAAATCACTACGATACATTCCGAGAAGAAGAACACTACTTTTCGATTCGTCGTTCACATTTTATAAGGGACGAAAGTATGAGTGATAAAATAAAAATACAATCAATGAATTGTCCAAATTGTCATAAAGTTTCGATTGATATCGTGGGCGTTGGTAGTCAATTTCCAAATCGTATTATGCACTTCAACCCTATTTCACTCGCAAAAGTCTATCCAGACTACATCCCTCAGGCTATCAGAAGTGATTATGAAGAAGCTCACGCTATCTTAAATCTCAGCCCCAAAGCTTCTGCTACCCTCTCTAGACGTTGTCTACAAGGAATGATTAGAGATTTCTGGGGAATTTCTAAAGCAAGGTTAGTAGATGAGATAGATGCTTTAAAAGATCTTGTTGACCCAAGTACTAAAAAGGTACTTGATGCCCTACGAAAACTTGGAAACACTGGCGCCCATCCAGAAAAAGATGTAAATCTTATAGTGGATATCGAACCGAATGAGGCTCACAAGCTGCTGAAGTTTATAGAATTACTTATGCAAAAATGGTATATTGAACGCCATGATAACGAGCAATTACTACAAGATATTTTAGATTTGGACAAAGATAAACAAGATCAACGCAAACCTAAAAATTCTTGATAATGCGGAGAGCAAGGATCTAATTCAAATATTAGATTGCCGTCCATGTTATAATACTGTTCTACAACCCTAATGCCATCCGTCTCGGTTCCTTCGCCTCTCAAAATTGAAAGGTGGATAACTTTTTCAACCTTCAATTCATCAGGTCTACCACGTCTATCGTGGTATTTTTCTTTTTGCCCTGACATCTTTTTCCTCCTTTCTCTTTTTTTCGCTCCATGAGCAACAGCTTGCCAGGGAGTCGAACCCTGGTGCTACCAATCAGGCTACATTCATTTTGTCCATCATTCCTGCGAATGCTGCATCAAAGCGAATGTCATCGATTTCGTCTTGAGTGAAACCAGCATCGAGAAGGTAACGCTCTTGACGTCCAATCTCTTCTGCCAACTCTGTCCATCCGAAAGCGAACTGACGGCAGTTGTTCCAGAATGATTCAAGCTGACCATAGAGGAAGCGTTCCTCGTATGTGTTTTGAAGTAAGGTTTCTGTAATCACTGCTTTGAAGATGTTGATGGCTTTCTCGTTTAATGTGTTCATGATGTTTCCCTCCGGTTTGTTTTTTGTTATTTCCTTAAGCTCGATTATAGTTTAACACGTTAAACATAAAATGTCAAGTGTGTTAAACAAAAAAATTTACTTTTTTTATTTAAAGATGTATAATAGATTAAACAATATATAGAAAGGAGTTTTTTATGAAGTTAGGAGAATTACTAAAATCGTATAGAACAGAGCATAAGTTATCGATGGATGCTTTTTGCGAATTATCCGATTTAACAAAGGGATACATTTCTATGCTTGAAAAGAATGAACATCCGAAATCAAAAAAGCCCATTATTCCATCTTATGAAACGATAGAAAAAATTGCAAAAGGCATGCGAATTTCTGTAGAATCTTTAATTGATATGCTTGATGATGATCAAGAAATTCAAATCAATTCTACTCCTCCTCAACTAAAATCCATAACTATGAGCACTACCCTCCCAGATACTCCAGATTTGCTCACACAGCAGATAACGGATAAGGTGGTACAATTAACCACCCCGAATAAAAGAATCGTGCTACGGACATCTGAGGAGCTTCTGGAGAGTCAGGAAAGAGAGGTCAACGAAGAACGCTTCGAATATCACGTTTTTGAAAAGCTATCCGCAGGGACAGGATACGGCTACGCAGAAGACCGCAACTATGATACTGTCTATTTTGAAAAGGACATAACCCACGATCTCGCCAGCTGGGTTTATGGTGATTCCATGGAGCCAGACTTCGCAGACGGATCCGTCGCTCTCATCAAGGATACGGGCTGGGACTATGACGGTGCCATTTATGCCGTAGATTGGGACGGCCAGAGCTATATCAAGAAAGTCTACAAAGAAAAAGATGGACTCCGCCTCGTCTCTCTAAATGATAAATATGATGACAAGTTCGCCCGCTGGGAAGAAGACCCACGCATCATTGGAAAAGTCGTCGGAAACTTCATGCCATCTGAAAATTAAAGTCAAGGTGATCACATGTTATATTTCTCTACTAATCTTACTGAAGAGGAAATCAAAGTACTCATAGACGAACGCAGAAAAACAATTAATAAACTGGAAAACCAAAGATCTTTAATAGCCTTTTTGGTTTTACTGACTTTAATTTCTGTTTTTCTGCTTGGTATCGTTGGAAATATACTACTAACAATTTTCTCTTTTATTATTGGTAGTTTAGTTCTTCTCTTTTTGATTGGTGTTTTTCCTAGGCAATCTAATACTGATCATCTAGAGGATGAAATTGAAGAACTGAATAAACTATTATCTATTCGAGTAGAAAATAGATTAAAACAAGAAGAAATTGATAAGAGAACTATTTATGATGTTATTCTGAAAGTGAAAGGAATATCTTATCGCCAAGAAGCTTTCTCAGATTTATGTCAAGAGCTTATAAGAGAATCAGATGATATCCCTTATTTAGGATACACTTCAAAAGAAATTAAAGAGGAATTAATTTTTGGAGGAAGATTTTATAAATACTTGCCTTTTGAAATTCCAGATGTAGAGTTTATCCCTGAATCTGATAATGAATTTGACCCTAATGCAGTTAAAATTTTGGTTCGAGGTTATCACTTAGGCTATGTCACCAAGTCAAAAAATAGAAAAGTATTAAGATTAACAACAGATTCAAATAATGAAGTTGTGAAAATTGCTAAAATTTATGGTGGTGATTACAAAGATATTGATCCAGAAAGTGATAAACTTCGTACTGTCAAGGATTCATTCAAGATACAAATTAACTTGAAAGTCTTAAAAAAATAAAAAATCCCCACACTCTCCGACGGCCATCTTTGAGTGTGAGGTTTCAACCTTCCATGTGACAAGCAATGGAAAGAATGATAAAAAAATACAACTATAGTTTATCATAAGTTCTACACCTTTTCAACTATGCGGGCAAGCAATCGAAAAGAAAGGACTTTTTATGATAAAAAAATACATTACAAAAAAAGGAGAGACTAGATATCTCTTTCAAACATACCTGGGCATAGACCCTGCAACTGGAAAAGAAAAACGCACAACAAGACGTGGTTTTAAAACTATAAAAGAGGCCAAGGCTGCCGAACGTGACCTTCTCTTAGACGTTGAAGAGAATGGTTTTTCAAACAATGAAGATTTCCAGAACCCTACTTTTGCTGAAGTCGCTGAGTTATGGCTTGATAGCTTTAAAAGTACTGTAAAACCAACAACATATCAGAACGTTAAGAAAAAACTTAATGTTATGATTGACTCATATTTTACAGATATGAAGATTAAGCAGATCAGTGTCGCTTATTGTCAGAAGGTTGCTATAAAGTTAAGCAATCGCTATGTCCTCTATGCCAATTACTACTCTGTTATTAGCCGTATTTTCAAGTATGCCACTTCTCTTGACATCATTAAGTCAAATCCCTTAGACAAGATTATCAAGCCTAAAAATAAACCCTTAAAGGGCAAAGAAAACTACTATACAAAACAGGAACTAACCGAGTTCCTTAAAGTTTACAAAGCAAATTGTAAGCCAGTAGACTATACCTTTTTTCACTTACTCGCTTTTTCTGGATTGAGAACTGGAGAAGCAATCGGCCTCATGTGGTCAGATGTTGACTTTGAAAATAAACGGTTAAGCATTTCTCGCACGGCTGTCGTGATTGGTAAAAAACAAACTGTTCAGGATCCTAAAACCAAAAGGAGTAAGAGGGTTATCACCTTAGATGATGAAACTCTGAATGTTTTGAAACTCTGGAAACGACAGCAAATAAAAGAATATTTCCAGGCTGGTGTGCCTTACAAACATGATTCGAATTATATTTTTACGAATGACATAGGGGGATGGCTTTTAGCCGCAACTATGAAAGTGAAGCTTAGCAGATTCTTTTGTAAACACAAAGATCTTAAAAAAATTTCGCCTCACGGATTTAGGCACACACATGCTTCTCTCCTATTTGAAGCTGGTGTTACAGCAAAAATCATTTCAGATAGACTCGGTCACAATAATGTTCAAATCACCCTTGATATGTATACCCACATCAATGATAATCAACGTGTTGAAGTCGTTGACCAGTTCATGGATTTCATCCGCTCTAGCTAAAAGTAAAGTCGTATTCAATCTCGTATTCACTTTTGCTCAACACGCTAGAAGTCCACTGGTTTCAAAGGATTAGCAAGCTGTGTACTATTTATGGTATAA